TAATTGGAAAGTTAAGAAGCAATGTAGCATTTCGGCCAATGGAACTATAATAAGTCTCCATCAACTTAGGTACAGTTTTCACTTTGGAATCTTCGCTTGGATGATAGAACCATTCAGGACGAATGGAAGTATTTACCTCGGCGGGAACCCAGGCATTGCCATCTTCTTTACCATAGTGTAACATGCCCCATTCCACGTCACCTGTGCAATCCAGCAAACTCCAGTTGGTTTCACCAACATTGCCTTCTTCTGTGCCCACCCAACGCAGGTCGCCACGGTCGCCGCCATCGTTCCAGATCACAATATTAGGTTGTAATTTGCGAATCATGGCATAAGTATTTTTCCAGTCATAATAGGTAGTACGGTCAATTTTACGGTTTTCATCTGCTCCTCCATAATAACCGGTTCCACCATTTGCACCATCAAACCAGATTTCAAATATTTCGCCGTAGTTGGTAAGAACTTCTTTAATTTAAGGGGATGAAAACGAAATGTACATAACATGGATTTATTATTGTGTTGATTATTATAAAGTTAATTAATTTCTACTGAAAACGAAATGTACAAAAAAAGTAAACAAAGGTACATTACAGGTTAATTTCTTTGCCCGGTTTCTTCAATTTTAGTTTTAGTCGTTTCAACTTCACTGTTTAAATACCTCAAAAAGGTTAATTAATAGCCGTTTCAGGCCATTTTAAGGAACTTATATACAAATATACTTACGTTAAAAAAAGACATTCAAAAAGCCTTATTTTTAATCGTTAGTGTACTTTTTGAAAAATAACGAATTGTACGCTTAGGTGGACACTTAGGTGGACATTTAGGTGGACATTTTTTGCATAAATAGGCATTATTTGACTGGTCTTACTTCCATTAAGATATAAGATTTAGATGGTTAAATGCGTTATTACATACCCGATAATACCTTTTTTAATACTGATTTGCATATGATTAAGCGCTATTAACTAATTAAAAACCAGTATTATGTGATTTTTTAGGGTTGATTTTACTCTAAAACAATATCGTTATTGTTCTTGCCGATGGCCGGTAGGGTGCCTTGGTGCGTACTTAATTATGCGGAATGGCGTTTGCTTTTAATGTTTGTTTGGACCTTTAAAATGTCTATGGTGTCCTTTAATTCGAGTATTCTTTGATTTTGATTTTCTATTATTCTTTCCTTTTCCTTACAATGTGGGCAGTTATTGTAATTAATTGCATCCTCAGCGGATATATTATTAGTGCCGGGTTGTTCTGTTCGTATCATTGTGCCATGGCCTGAAACGAACCACACCGGATCAATTTCTCTATACGTGGAGAGAAATTTCAATATACTATCTTCCGATAAGCCGCCCTTTTTATCCAAAATGCCATTAGATATGCCGGTTTCGGTATAAATTTTACGTTTGCTAAGTCCTTTATATTCAGCAAACATTAAAATTCTTTGCTTCAATATTGAGATATTTTGCTCCATTTTGTTTGTTTTGGAGGAATTTTTCTATATGTTTGTACAAACAAAGACAAATCAGGACAAAGTTGTAAATAATAATCTACAAAAACAATGGGGAAGAAATACGGAGAGCCATTTGAACGGAAACACTTACTTAAACATGGGGATGTTATAGAAATTGAAAGATTGACCCCATACGCTTACGCTACTATATTAAAAATGTTAGACGGCAGAAGGAAAATGCAGCCGGAAGTTGAAGCCGTTGCCAACCGGCTGGCTGATGAAAGAGAGGCAGCTATTGAAGAGTTAAGGCAGCCATCTCCAAAAGTAAAACAACCCGCATAATTTTTTTACAGACCCAAAATTGCACCCTATGGAATATTTCAATAACATTTTATGTGTGGCCGGACACGAATATTACCACGAGTATAGCGATGGTCCGGGACAAGGTGAGATTATAAAGGAAAACTACGTGAGTTATGATGCTTATCAGAAGCAAAGGAGGCGCGGTTTAAACGTTGTTCGGGACGGAAGAGGAGAGGGTAATTATGTGTTGATTGAGTTTAGTAGTATTCCAAAAAAATATAGGCAACAAATTGAACAAGATACTGAAAAGCCTGAGCGCGCGGCTGCGGAGAATGATTTTGTGAAGTTGATTAGGAAGGATGAAAAGGCTTTTCAGTTTTTTAGTGATTACCGGTACGAGGATGGCACTGGGGTAAACACAAAAATTACTGACAACATCACACTTTGGGGAAATAGTGCAAGCATTTTAAATGCAATTTGGGAGAATTACCGGGCGCATGTGGCTGAGCGGGCGAAACTAGGAAAGAAGCCACTGCGTTCGGTATTTTTTACAAATGCGGCTGCAAAGTTGCGATTTGATGCTGTTCAGAAGCTTTATCCTAATAATTTACCATTGAACGGACGCCGTTTGCAGCAAAAGTTTGACAGCTATGTTACTGTTGGTTATGAAAGTTTAATTAAAGCGTATAAGGGTAATAGTAATGCGGTAAAAATTGATGACCAGATGCTTGAGTTATTGAAATTTATTGCACGCTTGCCCACCCGCCCATATAATACTACTGTTGTAAACTATTACATGGAATTTATGCGCGGTGAACGGGAGCTTTTTGATAAAAGTACCGGCGTTATTTTTGATCCCGCTGATTATTTGGACAAAGACGGCGAGATTATAGAATTTACAGAAGATGCTGTTTGGAAACGATTAAACCAGCCGGGTGTTCAGGTAGTGGTTGATAAAACACGCTATGGATTTAAGGATTACAATGATATTCACCGCCCGAAACGCAGACGGCATTCACCAAAATTCAGTTTTAGTAAGATATCGCTTGATGACCGTGACCTTATTTGGAAGGATCGTGAGACGAAGAAACGTGTTAAGGCTTACTACGCTTACGATGTTACCAGCGGTTGCCGAATTGGTAGCGCATACAGTGACGATAAAAACGAAGAGTTATTCCTCGACTGCCTACGCGATATGTTTGTATTTATTGAACGAAACGGCTTTGGTATTCCGCTAGAGGTAGAAGTTGAGAATCACCTGGTGAACAAGTTCTTTGATGATCTTCAACACATGTTTCCTATACTGACCATTTGTGCGCCCGGTAACTCACAGCAAAAACGTGCTGAACACTTTAACCGTGCCGCGAAGTATTCTGTTGAAAAGAACAATCACCCCGGCGTTGGTCGTTGGTGGTTAACATCGAAATATAACCGAATTAGTGTTGATAAGGTTAACGATGAGTTTAAGCAAACCATGAAGGAACGCGACCGGCTTATAGTTGACGATATTCAGGATACACTTGAATACAACAATCAACAACATCCTAATCAAAAACGCTTCCCGGGTATGACCAGGCTTGACGTTTTAAAGAAGCATCTTAATCCGAACCTTCCCCATTTAAACAAATCACTTATTTACAAATATATTGGTTATGAAACCAAACGCACTTCTATAAACGACAATCAGTGGTTCTGGTGCCAGGATGAAATGTACATGCTGCCTTCGCCACGTATATTGGAGTTGCTTGAACCCAATAACCGAACCATTACCGCTTACTGGATGCCTGATGCTAACGGGGAAATTAAGGAGGCTTATGTTTATCAAAATGGCGAATACATATGTACAGCCGAAAAGATGGTTAAATATAACGAGGCTAAAGCTGAACGTACCCAGGAGGATTGGGATGCCAAACTAGTACAGGATAAATACGTTAGCAGGTATGACAAGTATGTTAAGGACGGTGTTTCTGAATACCCCAGCCCTGCCACTGAGAAAAAAGTACGTTTAACAACTGCTGAGCCTGTGATCATCACCACAAGCTCGATGACAGATGAAGAAAAACAGCCCGTTTACCCGAATGGCGTAGGAACCGAAGGTGAACAGGCTGCTCACATAGATTACGCTCAAAAAGCGATGAGCGACTTCTTTAATTAATCAACTATTAAAAGCTAATTAATCATGATCACAAATGTAGTTAAAAAAAGAATTATTGACGGGTTGAAGGAACAGGAGCGCATTTCCGGTATGTCATCAATCCGATTCGCAAAGAAGATTGGTATTAACGCGGCACAATGGAGCCGTTTAAGAAGGGATGAGCCTGAACTTGACGGTGTTTTATCGGACAGTAAGTTTATAACCATAGCCCGGGAGAATGGCATCCAATTAAATGCTAAAATGGAGTGGAAAACTGTTGATACCCCTACCTTTACCTACATTACCACTTTGCTGCAAACCTGCCAGAAAGACCAAATTAGCATTTTGCTGGTTGATTTTGCCGATATTGGCAAAAGCCATGCCGCAAAGCATTACGCCCGTACTAACCGCAATGCCTTTTACATTGATTGTAGCCAGGTTAAGACAAAACAATTGTTTGTTAGAGAGCTTGCAAGGCTTACCGGATCGAACCACACGGGAAGGTACATTGATGTGTACGGTGATTTGGTTTGGTACCTGAATCAGAACATTGATCCTCCACTGATCATACTTGACGAAGCCGGAGACTTAAAATACGATGCCTTTCTGGAATTAAAAGCCCTTTGGAATGCCACCGAAGGCGGAGCCGCATGGTTTATGATGGGTGCCGATGGGTTAAAGGCTAAGATTACCCGTAGTATTAACTGTAAAAAGGTTGGATATACTGAAATTTTCAGGCGATATGGCAGCAAATACCGTAAGGTAACACCTGATGGGCGTGAGGATTTAATACGGTTTAAACGTGACCAAGCGGCTTTGATTGCCCGGGCGAATGCTCCAAAAGGAACCGATATTCAAAAGCTTGTAGGTAGCTGCCGTTTTGGGGACGGTGACTATTCACTTACTAACCTTTATAACAACATTAGGGTACTAAATCAGCAACAAAACGCTTAAGGGGAAAAGCTTATTGATATGGGGAGGGCTTGGACTGCTGAAAATGTTTCTAAGGCAAAATTTAAGGGCCTTGAATTTACCGGAAAATGGGAGAAAGTATTTGGAAAGCCTGAAAGGGCGCACAGCTGGACAATTATAGGTAAGAGCCGAAATGGTAAAACAACCTTTAGCTTCCAGCTGGCCAATTACCTTGGAAATTTTGAAAAGGTTCTCTATAACAGCCGGGAAGAGGGTTTGAGTAAAAGTATTCAAATGACCTACAAGCGCGTAGGGCTCGAAAACTCGAAAAACGTTCTTTTAATTAATGAAAGTCTTGAAGAACTGGCCGTTAGGCTAAGTCAGCATAAGAGCCCTAATATTGTGATTATTGACAGTATTAAATACATGCGGCTCAACTGGCAAAAGTACGAACGCTTTTGCGCTGAATTTCCGAACAAGCTTTTTATATGGGTTGGCAGATCGCAGGGTAAGGAACCGAAAGGAGCAATTACTGAGGATATATGGTACGACTCGTTTGTGAAGATTTATGTTGAAGGCTTCAGGGCTTTTATTTCGAGCCGTTTCTCTGAAGGTGCGGACGGTGAAATGGATATATGGCCGGAAGGCGCTAAGAAGTATTGGGGGGAATAACCCCCTAGCCCCCTAAAGGGGGGATTTGGTAACTACTAAAAATGATGTTATGAAAAAAATACATTTTGAAGATTGCGGACAGGATTTCCTTTGGTGGATTATTGACGATGAGGGAAATGTTGTTGATTGTGGACCATTTCAGGCTAGTGTTTGGGTTGGATCGACTGTTTACATGGATGAACTTGAGGTTGGTGAACCTCCTATGTTTAACAGCCGATTTGGTGATGATCAATTACTCAATTACTCTGTAACTAAAATTGAAGACTACAATGGCAACGAATAAAGCAAAAATAGAATTGATTCTAAGCGAAATGCAGTTCAGTATTGACAGCGTTATTGACTTGTGCGCCGATGAACAAAAAGACTACGGCATTTGGAAAGTGTTTGAGGATGAATACAACACACTGCTTTCAATGCTGGCCGATTACTCGCCAGTGTTGCATAAGTGCTTTGTTGATTATGGCGACTTTTCGGCACATGTGAACAGATTCTCAAACGAAACTCAAATTTCACTGAATCAAGATGGGAAACACTACTAGACAAAATCAGGCTGATTTAAACAACGGGTTAAAAGTAAAACTGGCCGGTTGGGAGAAACGCCGTGATGCTTTGGTTTTGGAGCTTGACCAACATTTTAATGCCGATAAATGGCGGGAACTTCAAATTATCAATCATCATATTGAATGTACTGAAAACAGGCTAAATGGTGATTTCAACGTGAAATATGATTGTGATGTGTATAACCTTAATGAATTGAAACAGCAATGATTGTACAGATTGAAATGAATGATAAGAAGCTGGCCGAATTTTTTAAAAATGCCGGTTATCAGACGGACATAGTACCGGTTCAGGATTGGCGCGATGTTGGACATAATGGCCTTAAGGAAATTATGGTTGACACCTTACATGTAATTACGAAAAAGGGCGAAAAAAAGCCCGCTAAAGAGGTTTTTAGGCGGGTAATGGAATTAAGGGCAGTGTACCCCGATCAGATTACAATTAATCAGGTAAAACGTGTTTTGGAGGAGGATTAACCCCCAACCCCCTAAATGGGGCTGTAACGAACTACTAATTTTAAAAGTTGAAAATATGATTGATTTAAAAACTCTTACTCCTGAGCAAAAGGAGGAATTGAAACAGCAAATGATTGCTGAAGAAAAGGCTGAAAAGGAAGCTGCTAAAAAACTAAAAGCAGATTACGAAAGCCTTAAGAACTCACAAGTTAACGAAACATTTTCTATGCTGCGCGATGTTAGTGGTGCACTTTATGCGGCTAAAGGCACAGTGTTCGATCAGTTCAAAGCATTGCTATCTATGAAGCAGGAACTATACGGCTTAAGTGATGAGGCAATGGGTTTACAGCAAAGCCACACCTTCACCAGCGAAGATGGCAAGGTGTCAATTATTATTGGGAGTAATGTGATTGATGATTGGAGCGATGATCTACCGGTTGGCATTGGCCGTGTAACTGCGTGGATTGATAAGCTTGCGTATGACGCTCGAACTGAGCAAATGGTTGGCATAATTAAGGACCTATTAAAGCCAAACAAGGATGGCATTCTTAAAGCTAATCGAATACTCGATTTAGCAAAGAAGGCTGATGAAATTGGCGATAAAGAATTAATTGACGCCGTGAATTTTATACGTGACCAATACAAGCCTAGAAAGACATCGACTTACGTTAAGGCCAAATATTTGGATGATAACCAAGTTTGGCAGTGGCTACCTCTTAGCATGAGTGCCGTATGATTGCCGCAATAACAGCCGTTCAGGGCGTAATAATTGGGGTTGCCATTGCGGTAATTGTTTTTACCGGTTTGGCCGGGATAGCAATTGTGGTTAATACCCGTGAGGAAACGGATTTTGATTCTGATAATGAAAGCGAAAAGGACATTCGTAAACCGTATTCATTGCGGGACAATTGCGAGTTTACTGGCGACTGCGACGGGCATTGTGATAAATGCATGTTTGGTGGGGCAGCTCCCTCCTCGACAGGCTCGGAGACCGGAGACCGAAGACAGAAACTTGATTTTGTATAGTAAAGACGCTTAATCGAAAGCCCTCATGTGGCGGCTTGGTAGCCACAGACGTTCTTTTCACAACTAATGAATTACCCGCCCCGGCTTTTAGGTGCCGGGGCAAACGGGGCGGTGACAGACTGGAATTGTTGAACGCAGCAATAGATTACCTAAACGTGACACGATAACACGACGTGAAACTTGCTGAACAAAATGGTAACAGGTGCAGGTTCGAATCCTGTCCGCTCCACATGTAGCTGAGGGTATTATGGCTCCCGGATGCCTTCGGGAGTGACGGCCTTAATGGTTTAGCGACTTAAACGGGTCCCTCAGGCGGGGTTTTATGGAGACTTTCCCCGGACATTTGCCCGAAATTTTGGTCAAGGCCTTCTCGACAAGCTCGAAGACCGGGCGTTGAGTCGAACCACCGGCGACCGAAGGTGTTAAAATCGGTCTATTGGTCTCTGGAGAAAAGGGAACACGGGGCGCTGCAAGATAAGCGCATCACCGCCAAACGGCGGTGAATTTGGGGTACTTCTCGACAAGCTCGAAGACCGGGCGCAGGGAGTTTTAAGGTTCGAATCCTTGGTACCTCTCAAATTTCGAAATTTTTTAAAGCTGGCCAGCTTCATTTTTCAACTTAAAAATGAAGCAAAATGAAAGCGAAAGTTCTAATTATTTTATTGATGTTTTTGTTTTCCGGTTGCGGCACATTTGAAGAAATGCGGGCAATAAACCGGCAACAAAAAATGAACCAGACAGCGTGGTTAAGCCTCCTTGAAATAAAGGAACAATACGGGCTTACTCACAGGGAGTGCAAGGCGGTTAGAAAAGCTGCCTACAACGGCGAAATTAATTGCCGGTATAACATGCGGCGCGACTGTGCCGAATACGACGCGAGTGTTGACTATTCAAAATTTAAAATTTATGAATGAATTTGAGTTAAAGGTTTATAAAATGCGCCAATATCAGAAGGCATATTTTAAAAGCCGCAGCAATACAAACCTTATGGCTGCAAAACAAGCCGAGGCGGACGTTGACAAAGCCATTGACGAATTAAACGGCGTAAAAAGACCGTATCAACAAGATTTATTTTATGGCAGAAAGAAGTAAATACCTGGTGAAAAAAATTACCACCCACAGTAAGCGTTGTAAACAGTGCGATGGTACCGGGCAAGTTACTGATAATGGCCGTTGCCGTAAATGTATTGATTGCGATAAGGGTGTTACTTTCTACCTGCATGAAACTGAGATTGATTTGATTGAGGCATTGAAAGAACTTGGACTAATAAAAGATTTAAATGAGCTTAGAACAAGATTTTAGCGTTACCGAAATTAGCCCTGACATTCATCTTTGTCCGGGCATTGGTACCCTTGAATATGTTTATGACCAAAAAAGTAAAGAGCTGGTTATAAACCACGAAGGAAATGAACTAAAAGTGTTGCACGGTGCGGCTGCTTTGTCGGTATTTAAAAAGGTATCGGAGAATGATGTTGATTACACCCCTGATGAGCTTGACGTTGACGTACGTGCAAAAATAGCTTTTGGCCATAATATTGAGACCTTGAGGATGCGAACACGAATTAGAGAGATTGTGGAAGAAAGGCAAATTGCCATGTGGTATTTAAGCAATAATACAACGCATAGCTTATCTGCTATTGGTGAATTATTTGGAGGTTACGACCATGCAACGGTATTACATGCAAAAAAACAGGTTAACGACCTAATGTGTAGCGATATGGATTTTAGAAGAAAAGTTGAATTGTTTATAAAAGCTGGAGAATGAATAAAGAAACAATTGTAGCTATAGATTTTGACGGCACACTGGTTGAAGACCGTTATCCTGAAATAGGTGAACTTAAAAGTGGTGTTAAAGATGCCATGAGACAGATTAACGCAAAAAATGAATTCTACATTATAATTAATACTTGCCGTAAAGGTAAATTATTAGTCGAGGCTATTAACTTTTTGCTTAACGAAGGAATACAGTTCGACAGGGTTAACGATAATGCCCCCTGGTTAATTGAGAAGTATGGCAATACCAGAAAAATACATGCCAATGTATTTATCGATTCGAATAACATTGGAGGTTTGCCTCCATGGTCAGAAATGCCAGAAGTATTGAAACAATATGGTTTACCTTTTTAAATACTGTTTAATCAACAACAAAATACAATGGATTCACTTTCACAACAAAAAGTAGTAAATGCCGGATTCACCATAATCCGAGCTGATGACCAACCAAGCCCTCGTATTAAATGCAAAATGAAAGGGCAAAGAGAATGGAAGACATTTGAAAAATTCGAAACAAAGGCAGCTCGCGACAGGCGTTTTAAAGAATTAATGGAATTATCGCTAGTTATTAATGACTAATGACTTAATGACTATTTACAATGACAACCGATAAATTTATACAACTGCAAACCCTGATGAGTAAGGCAGGGGTTACCGATGAACAGCGGCACCGGCTGGTGTTTGCTTTTACGGGCGGGCGCACACGTAGCAGCCGCGATCTTACCACTAAAGAGGTGAATGACCTTGTTTGGAAATTTCAGTGTGATTTCAATTTTGGTAACAATATTGAAATGACCATTGATATTCTCACTCAATTAGCACTTAAAGGCAAGCGTAGCCAGGTACTGGCTATTGCAACAAGGTGCGGCATACATGAGCCTCCTGCGTTTACCAAGTTTAATGGCTGGATGAAGAAAAGCAGCCGTTACAAAAAGCCGCTGAACAAATACAACCTTGATGAGCTTGACGATTTGTTGAAGCAAATGCACGGGCTGGAAGCCAATTACACTAAAAGTGCTGAAAAGGCAGGTACTAAGGCCTGGCAACATGCCAACGGTTTCCCGGGAGTTGGGGGAAATTAACCCCCCAGCCCCCTAAAGGGGGAGCAAATAAACTGAGTGAACTGAAAATGTTATCTTTAAACATTCATAAATTAAAAATTAAACGACAATGAAAAAGTTTTTAAAGGTATTGGGAATTGTGACAATAGTTGCCGCAATGTTTATAATGACGGGCTGTGAAAAAGAAAGTCCGTTTTGGGAACCAATTAAAAAAGACATCATAAATGATGCGATGGGTGTTGATTTTGATTTTAAGTTAATTGAGTTAGAGGTAAGGGATACAGTTTTTGTGTCTGAGTCAATTGATGATTGGTTTTTACTTAACAATGACTCCGGAGAATCAAGGGAAGATTGTGTTAATGGTGTTGAAGCCTTTGTAAATGAAATGAAAGATATTTACAAACAAACGGGAGAGCCAGAAGAAGTTGATTATACTGTTTGGAAGTACAAACTTGATAGGATTAAATACTTACAGAGCAAACAGCCATCGGAAATTGACTACTATGTTGTTTTTGTAAATTATCAGTTTGAAAACATAATGCTGGATAATAGAATAACAACTATTTACAGATATTATCTTGTTTCACCACAAATGGAGGTAACAAATGATATGGAGGAAGAAGATTTCAAAGAAATTGAAAAAGAATATAACTCGACCCCTTTATTGAAATATGAATTCTGGATGTTGCAGGATTTATTGGAATTATAAAATTCTTTCATATATTTGCTCCTGCTATACAATTCAATTTCAGGGGTAAATTCCTGAGAATTACTTACTGAGATAACAAACGGCACTGTCCGGTATTGGTGGCCAAAGGCGAAAGCCGAGGCTGATTCCTCGCCCCGCGTTGAATTGTATAGCACACCTAACCCGGGCAGTGCTACGTTTTTAACCATTACATGCTATACGATGGAAAAAGAAATTTTAACTCCGGAGGTATTTCAATTTAGCTCCACAAAACAAGAGGTAAGAAGCCTCTTAGTAGAAAACGAACCTTGGATAGTTGCAAAAGATATTTGCGATATTCTTGGGCTTTCCAATTCTCGAAAATCAATTACTTCATTAGATGAAGATGAAAGAACTGATGTAACTATTAGTTACACCAGCTCAAACGGAGTAGTTCAAAAACGTAAAGTGAAGGCTGTTAACGAGAGCGGCCTTTACACTCTTATCATGCGTAGTAATAAACCCGAGGCTAAAACTTTTCGTAAGTGGGTAACCAGCGAAGTACTGCCTGCCATACGCAAAAAGGGTTACTTTGGCGTTAGGGCTGAACAAAAGAACGATTTTGTTGATGCCCGCGACATACCTTACCGTAGCCGTGAGATTAACGGTTTTAAAGTACGCTTTATTGAACTTGAGGGTGAACTATGGTTTAGCCTTAACGATGTACACCGTGCTATTGGCAGCCGAACCGATGCTACACAGGCCGCCCGAAAACTAAACCATAAACAAACCTTAGCCCGTAAAATTTGGCTGTTTGGCAATACGCACCCGGCATGGTTTGTTAAACAACTTGGTGTTGAATTGCTGGCCAGTGGCAGCCGTATTCTGAAAAATAACCAGTTAATGTTAAATTTTGGAGGGGCTGAATAATGGTAACCAGGTTTGTAAATCTTAAGAGTGAGTTAACGGCTGAAAAAAATTGTTTTGAAGCCGCAGGATTCGACACTTACCGTAGCCGTATGCAGTGCCGCTGCGCCCCATGCCAGAACCGCCGCGACGGCGTACTGGTAATAAGCCGCAACAACGAGCTTGTTATGAAAATAATACGTTGTAAAAGTTGTGTGAAAGGAGGTAGTGATGATTAAAATAGATAACGGCGGCTTTACTGTAAGAGTTGACGCGCCAACAGGAGCCGCGGAGAATTATGTAGAAACCATGCAGGATATTATTGAGTTACTTCAAAACCGCGATGGTGAAACAACCAGCACTAACTTTTATTTACTGGAATTATTAAAGGCCATGCTTCCGGATTCGGAACAGGCAAAGCTTTTAGAATGCCGTGAAAAAAAGCTTAAAGGCGGCGAGCTTGTGCTAAAAAAATGTGCAACAAGTTAGAATTAAACAATGTGTGTTTAAAAGCCGTGGAGTAATTATTCTCCACGGCTTTTATTTTTTTCTTATTTTTGTCATAGAACATGTTCACAAACAGTTATCAGGGATGAAGGGGTATAACCGCAAAAATATACTGCAACGTAAAATAGATATCCAGAATACTACACTTGAACATACCCTGCGCGGTGTTACCCAGGAATGGGTTTATGAGAACATTATTTTTCCTACTTACCGTATATCGCGCGCTACTTACTACAATTACCTGGCTGAAAATGCAAAGGCCAATTTAAAGAAGCTGGAAGAGGCCGAACAGATGCAAACCAGCTTGTTTTAGAAACTGAATAACTGAAAGATTGCTTCGCTTCGCTCGCAATGACGTTATCCTAACTCTTCAGGAAATACCGCTACACTATTCGGTGTGTAGGCTCTAATTTCAGGCGGTACTGGCGCAATTGGAGCCGCTGGTTTAACGTAAACCGGTTGGGCGGAGTTGTCCTTCAGCTGGCAGGTAAAAACGTGCGTAAAGGCTTGTATTTGGTCGTAGCGCTTCATGCGCTGCGTGGTTGTGCGGGTTAAAGCAGTAAATGAGCTGCCTTGTACAATTACCTCCTCGTTGTTTTCATCTAATCCCGGTATTTCGTCGCCGCCTTTGTAGCCTTTAAGCTTGGTGTAAGCATCATTGATAACCTGCATTTGAGTAATGTACTTCCAAATGTCGGGCGCACTGGCTTGCGTGTTTTGCACTACCGGGTTAATGGCCACGGTTACGGCAACGACCACGTCGCCTGTTTGTGTGTTTTTACCACCGTCGTTCCACTTTACACTTTCAACAGATATCAACACTGCCGGAAAGTTGAGTGAGAAATATTTCTCCGGTAAGGCTAACTGGCCTTTGTCGTAATCGACGGTTTGTAAACCGGGTACTTCGCCTCTTAACTTATTTGCTATTTGTGGATAAATTGTGAACATGAGTAAGCCCCCTCTAAAAGCCCCCTCCGTCTCCCCCCAAGGGGGAGCGATTGGGTCGGTTAATAATTGTAATTGTCTTCATATTTTGTAGCTCCCTGGCTCCCCTCCTTTGGAGGGGTTGGGGGAGGCCTTTATTTATTGAATATATTATTTAAATCTGTCTCAACGCGCTTGTCAATTTTTTCAATGAACTCCTCGCTGTGGCCTACCATTTGGCGCTTTGGTATTTGGCTCCCGGGATGGTTTACTTTTTTACGAATAACGCTACCGTCTTTACCCGCGAATTTTAGGGCTTTACCCCTGCGTGGCTTAATGGTGTGCGCCTTAGTTTTGCCTCCACGGTTATGTATTTCGAAATAGGGAACATCGCTTCCCCATCCAATTGTACCGCCGCTGGTTTCATAGTCAATTGAGTCCTGAAGCTCGCGGGTGTCGCCGGTTAATATTTTGCGACCGGTGTCGGCTTGGCGTTGGGGCCATGGCTGAACGCCATTGTTTACAAATCCCTCCTGATCGAAATTTTCTTTAAAGTGGTCGACGCCCATTTTGCCAATGATCCGGGGTGCTTTGCCGGTAATGTATTGCTTTAGCTCTTTTTGATGTCGGGCTAAATCAGTGGCAAGTTGTTTAATGTCTTTCATAGGCCTCCCCTAACCCCTCCCAAGGAGGGGAATTATAAGGCCCCCTCCAGCTCCCCCAAAGGTGGAGAGATTGGGGCGGTTAATATTTGTTGTTACTCTCATATTTTACTTTTAAAAAAAGTTGTATATTTGCATTGGTTTGGGGTAAGCAATTATCCCTTACCCACCGAAGGGGCTACCGCCCCTTTTGTTATTTTAGTACTTCCACAATTTTCCATTCTGAACTACAAATACATCTTTAATATTTTTTGCGCGTGTTAAACGGCTGCGAATTGCTTCGCGAATGGCGGTTTCTTCCATTTTACCAGTCATGTAAATTACTGCGTTTGCGCCTTTAGGTAAATCTTTTGCCTGACTGTTTGCTTTTCGTAGCTGCGTATCGATTGAGGTTGCCGAACTACAATCTTTAAATTCTGTTGGAAAACCGTTAACCATTGCGTCGATGCTTTTAATGCCCTTTACATTTGACCGCTTTAGAAGTTCTACAATGTTTCCATTATTTTTAAGCACATCGGCGGTTTTCATATTCTTAGCAAACTCACCCTCTTTTCGAACTTTCTCAACTGAGAAAATGCAGCCCTTTGTTTTCTTGTCGAAATAGAACTCGGTTAAATCTTTCGGGTCTATTCCGTACATGGCCGAAAGGTTGTTTTTAAGAATCTCCTCAGCTCCTTTACCTTTAAAGTACGGATGTGACTGGCTAAATGCAGCACCATCTTTCCCCGGGTTGTTGTCTAGTCCAGGATCGGCTTTTGGTGAATCAGAAGGAATGCCAGTAGTTGGTTTATCGGTGGTGCGCCATCCGCATTGGCACCCCCAATCGGAAGGTGGTAATATGGTATTCCAAATAACATCGTCAATAGGGCGAATCATTCCGTAATAAACCTTGTGTTTATCGCGGGGCTCTTTGGCCGTTGATTCAAGGTATTCAATATTTGGAAAGATATCGGCATCTTCCAAGGCCTTAGCCCACCGTTTAGCTGTTCGCATAGCCTTTTTAGCAGTAGCCCATTCAACACGCAGGTGGTTTATGTTGTAATCATCGACCACGCTTTGAACTTCAACAGCAAAATCGGTGAACGTTTTTGCCTTTGATGCCGCCAACAGGTTATTGAGTGTTTGGGTTTGATTGGCCGATTTAAAGGCCGAAAACACGCTGTTTTGATACTTTAAATGATTGGCCAGTGGTTTGTACTGGTTGCCAAATTCAGTATCAACAGCTTCGTTTAAAAAGGCGGTTGTTATTTCCCAAAATTCTTCCGGGAACTTGCCGGTATAACTTCCGGTGTAAATCTTTTTCAAGCCGCGTTCAATGGCTTTATTTATTGAAAGGGTTTGTTCCGGAGTAAATGAAGCCCCTCCCTTACCCTCCCCCAAGGGGATGGAATTGCCTTCGGACAAACATTCTATGCATGAACAATTATCGTGGCTGTATAGCTGTGTTACAGCCCTGACAGAGTTCAAAAATCTGTCAGGGCTTAGTCGAAAAAACTCCAGCGCTTTTGCCTCCTTTCGGGTTCTGAAAGGTTTTTCTCTTGTCCGGGCTGTGAAGTTGGTTGAACCTCCTTTAATTTGGCGCCACCTTTTGGAACCGGTACACCGTATTTTTCATAGAAATAGGTTGGCTCCATTTCAACAATTTCATTTAGCTTTTTATCAATATCGATGCGGTCTTTTAGCTCAATGGAATCGCTTTCGACATAAGAGAACAGACCGTCGCCAGGGTTATAGCCATGAATTTGACAAAGATCGTAACCCTGAGTATTGAGAATACGAAGCGCCCCGCGCCGGTCAGCTTCAAAAATAGCGTCCTCGCTATCCTGATGCACTTCTCCTTTGTAGTTGCCGCCCTGAGCATCGGTGGTCATGGTGTTACCCAGCACTATTTTTGAAATCTCGTTGTTACACCAATCGGCCAAACTTTCGTGAACTCCCTTACCGCTTTGGGTAGTTTTGTTTTCAACAAATTCGGCTTTGTTTTGGTCGCTCATCACAATAGCGGCTGCCGATCCGGTGTTTTCGGCAACCTTTTCCATTTCTGTTTTTGCCGCCGGGTTGTGTTGTGGGTATTTGAATACCCGGAGCGGCATTCCAAATATTTCGGCAAAGGTGGCCCAATCGCTAAAATTGCCCCGCTTGATGAGAACATACGGAGCGCATTTGAGTAATAAGCCCAAATCATCGGCACGTCCGGCAGTCATGGTGTAAGCCGGGTAAGGCGGCAGCGTGTAATCGATACCGGCGTTTAATGAATCGCTTTCTTTGTATTTGTAAATATGCCGGGTTGGCTCAACATGCCGACGATCGATAAGCTTAACACGTGGTTTGTTCACACCGGGCTGGGTGATATCGACCCACATCAGGGAGTATCCAAAAAACTTTGCTTCAATAATATACCGGAGCATGTTTTCAAAGGCCTCGGTATCGATAAGGTCGGTAATGAGGTCGTTTTGTTTACCCTTTGTTTGAAAATGAATGGGTGTATTTAGAAGGTTCAGAATGCGCTTTTCAATCACGGCTGACAGGTGGCCGTCTAACATGATATCGTGATACAGGTTCATGAGTTTTGACCTGTCGGGGTAAATAGGGTCTTCGGCGGCCTTCATAGCCGTTTTCCATTTCGCTAAGTCTTTAGGAGTACGGTCGTAACTGGCTATTTTGATGTTGTAAACTTCGGTATTTGTTGCCATAGTTTAGAATGAATTATCGCGTTTAGGATTACTGAAATAGCTGATTTCACTGGTTGGCGTTATTTCGTCGGTTTGCCCGGCCAGTTTTGCGCCTTTCAGAACCATGCGCCCGGCCTGTAAGTCTTTAAGCCGTGCAATTGCGTCGTCGTAATCAATTTGGCGTAAATCGGTCATTGAATTGCAAACCTTGTGAAGCTTGTAAATGGCAATTGTCCGGGCTAATGCCAGAATTGTTTTGTTTCTTTCGTCTTCGGTTTTTGAAAACAAATCGTCGGTGTCGTATTTGGCGTTGAGATAAGAGTCGATTAAATCAATGGCCTCGCCACATGCGGTGGTAATTTTCTTATCGTCTTCCCGGGTAATGCCTCCAAGCAATTCGCTGTATATGTCCTGGCCTAAATCGGCCTTTTCGATAAAACTCATAATAAGCCACTATATGAGCCCCCTCCGGCTCCCCCCAAGGGGGAGAGGTCAGGGCGGTTAATATTTGTAATTGTCTTCATATTTTGTAGCTTCCCGGCTCTCCTCCTTGGGAGAGGTTGGGGGAGGCTTTAAAATCTGTTGTTTCGTCGTTGTTTTACTACGGTTATGTTGTTGGCGCTGCTTTCGCCTTCGTACACTACAAAATCGCTTAGGTAGTTGATTGCTTGCTGGTCAGCGTCGGGGCTGTCATCGTGGGTTTTGTAGCCGGGTTCGATGGCCTTTAACTGGTTTAGCCCTTCGTTCATATCATTGTTGGCATATTCGGCCTCATCGTAATAAACCCTGCCATTTTGATAATAAGGGTGCATACTAATCATACGGTCGAATTTTTTTGTTTTAGGACGTTCGGCAACAACTATGTTTAATGGCCGTTTATACTCATTTTCAACTTTTTTTAAAGCCTGAATAAGTGGGTCGTTCCAAAATTGTTCCTCTACACGCCAATGTATAATTACACTTTGAGGTAATGTTTTTTCATACTCATACATGAACCTTATGGCATCTTCCATTTTGCACTGACGGACAAATGCTTTTAGACACCAGAAATTAAAGCCATGTAACCCCCAAACCTTAGCAGCGTTATAGTCGTTATTCCCGGAATAAGCAACATCCCAAAAACCAACAATGTGAATGAAATGATCGAGGCGCGGGCGTTTTCCCCACTGAATTAATTCATCGGTAAAGATTTTACCTTTAATTACGTGCTTGTGATTGTATTCTGCGCGTGCAGATATCGCCCCGTCTTCCTCCTCGTTTTTATAATATTCTTTTGAATATTTTTCTGGCCAGGCAGGTTCGTATGTTTCCTCGTTGTAAGCCTCTACTAAATCGACCTTCCAATTTGGGTGTCTTCTTTCAAGTTGGTTTTGAATTGACCGTGGCCAGGGGTCGTTGTTAGGGTGAAGATAACGAGCTGTTTCGCCGTCCATTGTTTTCAGTAAAGCCCCTTCTATCCACGTGACTATATCATCCTGCCTTTTAGGATTTCTGGATGTGTCTTTATCCTCTAAATCGTCGGGAACAATATAGTTTGGCCTAATAGGACCTATCCTTAATCCCCTGCATTCTCCGCCAACACCTAAAGCGCGACCAATAAATCTACCGTCTTTTGTTCTGAAGCTTCCTCTTTGCCAATTTCCTGCATTGAATTGATCTCCAAAATAATGGATCAACCTTTGGTTAGTTTCAAATTCAGCCCTTACATCGTCTAGTAGGTCTTCGGCTTTATCCTGATTATTACCAACAATAACCTCGTAAATAAACTCGCCGTTAATCCAAATAAGAATTGGGATAATCATATCGACCCAAACCGATTTAGCAAGGCCACGCCCCCAACGCACTAGCACCCTGCAACGCTTGTTTTTAATTACAAATTTTGCAAGCCTTATATGAAATAATGCCGGTTTAGCAGTTGCATAATGCGGGAAAAGGAATTCACAGGCAAAACCCGGGTCTTTTTTTATGCGCTCAATAATAGAGGCCTTTTCCTCCGGGGTTTCAAAAGGGTTTATTTCCGTGCTGTCTTTTATGGATTTCAGCCGGGATAAATACCGTTCCTGTGCAATTTTATCTTGCTGACTTAAGGCCATGTCAAATACTTAACTTTATTGAAATGTCGTGAATGTGCTTTTCCTGAAAATCGATGGTCTTCATATAAAGCTTTTGATCTGCTATTTTAAGGGCATCGAAAATAGATTGCATTACCTCGAGGTAAACGGCCAGCGGTATGCGGTTTTCTTTATTGATATCGCGCAGGGTTTTGTTCCACTTGCTAACTGCGTCATCGGTTTTGGCTATACTTTTGCGAATCTCCTCAGCCTTTTCAGGATCATTCCCGTTTTCCGCTTCATCCAGCTCCCTGTCAAGCTTTAGCCGTTTATCTGCCAAGCCTGAAATAATTTGTTCAATATTGGCTACACGCTTTGCGGGTGACATATTACGTGACTCACGTTCCTTTTTCCACAGGCCCTCATTAGCGTTAATCCAACCCGATAGTGTTTTTTCACTTACCCCGGTTCGCTCGCTAATTTCCTTAGCGGTTTTTCCCATGTACACGTACATATCATACGCTATTTTCTTCTCGCGGTCTTTAGCCATTTCAATAATCCTTTAAGCAACAAATTTCAGGAACTGAAATTCAGCAGTGAAGTAATGTTTTAAGGGTTATACTGATCCGTAAAACGGTTAGACTTTTTCTTGCAACGCATTGGTTTTTTGGGTGATTTTTGAAGTGAAATAAACGCATAAGCGCATAACAACACAGACCAAATTATGTAACTCATAAATTATGGCAGACGGTAAAAAGACCTTCACATTTGTAATATCGGACGAAAGCCTGAACAGCTATGGTTTTAGAGTTTTGACCGATGGAATTGACACCACACTTTTTGATAAAAATCCTATTGCCTTGTGGGTACATACCCGCCCGTATGGTTGGGATAAAAACCGCGAACCGCTGCCTATTGGTAAATGGGTCAATCTTCGCCGCGATGGAAAAAAGCTTATTGGAGACCTTGAATTTGATGAAGATGACGACTTTGCAGTAAGCCTGATGCGTAAGGTTGAAAAAGGCATTATTAACATGGTTAGTGCAGGGCTCAGGGCCATCACTACCAGCGACGATCCATCGGTATTGGTTAAAGGCCAAACCCGCCCAACCGTAGTTCAATGTATGCTTATGGAGGTTTCACTTGTGGACATTGGCGCCAACCGTAACGCCATGCGATTACAGGATGAATTCGGGGTTGAAATTAACCTATCGGACAAAGAGGGTAACCACCTTTTACCACTCCTTTCAGACATTCAAAATCAAAATAACGATATGAAATTTCAGGAACAAATAGCTCAGGTATTGAAGCTGTCCGATGGTGCGTCGGAAGCTGATATTTTGGCCGCTGTTCAGAATGCTGTTAAAACAACAACCAACCTTAGCGATCTGAATTCTCAGATTACCAACCTAGAGGGAGAAGTGACCACGCTTAAGGACCAGTTGAAAGTTTATCAGGACGCTGAAAAAGCAGCCAGCGAACAAAAACGTATTGCCCTGGTGGATGGTGCCATCAAGGATAAGAAGATCACTGCTGAAGAGCGTGATGACTATTTGGCTTTTGCCGAACAAAATTACGAGTTGTGTGAAAAGCAGCTTAGTAAAATGCATGGCGTGAAAGAACTTGGCTCCGAGGATAACAAGGAAGTTAAGCTGAGCGTCTGGGATGCACGTATGCAAGAAATTAACGATAACCTTAAAAAAGGCTAAGATATGTCAGACATTATTATTGAAGGCAGTGCCTATTCGGGCGAGGTTCTTGAACAATTACTTGTTCGTGCAACTACTACCAACGAGTTGGTTGAGCGCGGCTTGATCCGCCTTGTGCCAAACGTTAAGAAGAAATTCACATTGCCGCGTTTGAAAACCGGTAAAATGCTTCAAAAGCGTAAAGAACAGCCAACTGATGAGGATGGCAAAGGCAACTTTACATACGATGAGAAATACCTTGAACCAAAAGAGTTCATGGCATTTACCACGTTTAACCCACGCGCATTTGAGAACATTTGGCGTCCGTTCCAACCAAAAGGAGAGCTTGTGTTTACTGAACTTCCGCAAAATGTTCAAAACACCCTTCTGGCCGAGCTTGCAAAAGCGGTTGATTTTGAGCTTGGCGGCCACTTCATCAACGGAGAATACGGCGATGACGATGACCACCTGTTTGACGGTATCGTCAAAAAGATTTTGGGTGATGCTGATATCGTTCAGATAGCTAACCCCGTGGCCCTTACTTCGGCTAATATCATTGATAAAATGAACGCCGCTCGTTTGGCTTTGCCGAAGAAATACCGGGCTAAGGCTCGTATGGCTATGAGCACCGAAGATTACGAGAAGTACGATGCTGCCATGACAGCACTTAGCGTAAAAGGCCCTGATTGGACTACAATGACCAAAACAGTATTCAAGGGAATGCCAATTGAGGTATTGACCGACTGGCCGGAAAATTTGATTGTGTGTACGGTATTCGGTAACGATTTAACAACTAACATTTGGGGAGGCGTTAACCTGGTTAACGATTTCTCAACCGTTCAGATTGATAAATTGACAGCAGCCGGTGAGCGCTACTTCTTCAAAATGCTGATGACCGCCGACACTGAAATTGCATGGGGCGAACAGTGCAGCGTTTACGACGCCAGAGCTTAAGCAAGAAACGAACTGTAGAGCATGATACGAACCGTAACCCTACCGGCTCCTAATAAAGAGCCGGGGGCGGGTTACAAAACAACAAATCAATGAAGAAATTTTTTTTGATGATTATGGCCTTGGTGCTGGTTTTTGCAACGGCTGAGGCTCAAAAACTGGTTAGCGCGAAACCTTACGGATCGAAAGGCCTGTATACCATTACGCCAACCAACGACACCATTACCATTACACCAAAGTATTCGGCCAGCGCCTACGTGATGCCGGTTGATACCAATGTGTATATTATGGTAGATACTACGGCGGCACTGCCGCTTAACCTTGTTTACTTTCAGCTTAAGGCCGATGCAACGAAACGTTACGTGTATTTTGATACAGGATTTCAGGCGGCACCGGCAGTTGATAGTATTGCAGCAACCAAGACGCGTGTATACACCTTTGTAACCTCTTCCGCTGGAAAATTTACGCTGATTGGTAGAAGTACCGAATATTAACACACCTTCCTTTTACCCATAACAACACCCAAAATCCGGGGTGAATACTTGCCCCGGGTTTTTTCATACAAACCAAATAATCAGGTATGAAGGATCAAGATGATACAATTGACTTAAACAAACTAAACCAGCGTGAACTAATTATTCTTACCCATAACGAGGTAAAAGACCTAAAGAAAGAGGTTGCATTGATTAAGGAAGCGCAGGTTACAGGAAGGGTTGAGATGGCAGTTGTAAAGACAAAAGTGGGTGTGTGGGCAAGTGTTTGGGGAGTAATAGGCGGCGGTATTATAGCCGGATTAATGTCACTTTTAAAATTACAACAATGACAAACGAACAAATCGCAAAGTTTTTTGCAAAACGGCCTAAGTTGAAAAAGGCTTACGTGGTTGATGACAAGCTGATTTTTTTGAATGAAGAATTGGCTAAAGAGCGCGGTGGAAAAGTGGTGGTGATTACCCCCGCCGATGGTAAACCAGCCGCATCCCCATCTAAGGGTGATGGCGCTCCACAAGGTAAAGAAGTTGAAGCTGCAAAAGCGGAACTTTTAGCTTTTGATCTTACCGTTGAAAAGCCTGATTCCAGCGTAATGAAACGCCTGGTTAAAATACTTGGTGTTGAAACCGCCGGGAAAAAAGCCGACGATTATGTTGCCGCATTGACCACGTTTAAAGAGACGCTAAATGAAGGCGGTTCTAATTAGGTTGAAAAGCCTAAGTAACGATAAACAGACATGCGGTCGGTTTATTGCGATGG